CTTTATTAGCCATAAATTCTGGTTGATGGGTATTAAGTCTAACACCATCCACAAGCTTATGCTCATTCAGCTTTGCCAAAGAGTTAGCAGGTGGGCCTTGGGCGAAAAATCCAAATGGAAAGTCCTCTCCTGAAGCGGCTGTTCTACTTGTGACAGCTCGTTGCATTTCACTACAAACGGGCATATCAATAGTTTCCAGATCCACTTCAAGTAATGCCTTATTAATTGCATTACAGAACCAACCATAATAGTTCTCTCCCCAAACACTTGACAATTCCATTGCCATTTTACATTCGTCACGTATCGTTTTGTTCCGGTTTCGCGTCCAGTGTATCATTTCTTGCAAAGTCTTCTTCTTCAAGGCTCCACAGTATTTCCCATTAATAAGTACAGGGTGTGCACCTAAAAATGTTATATCTTCGAATTTTCTAAATTCATCCTTAAGTTCTTCATCTTTTGTGTCAGAGGTGTAGGTATGTCCAAGTTCCTCATATGTATCTCGGATTTTAAATGGTGTCATGTTATCTTTAACTTCATCACTGAAATTATAAACATGATCATCACCTCCTACTTTCGCTCTAACATGTTCGTCAAAGACCTTAGTTGGATTTCTTTTTGCAAAGATATATCTAATATGATTCTCATGGGTAATATTATTCATTACTGTTGTCAAAAACAATCCTGAAAAATATGTCACCAAGAAATATATCAGTTTATCAGAAAACTGTGCAGGTGAAAAATTTTGTTGTAAATAAAAACTTTGCAGTCCAGCTTCGGTCGTCAGGTCATTACTGAGCTGTTCGAAAACCCAATATCCCCATTTCAAAACAGGTCGCATTTGATGTTTATCCCATTCTTCTACATCACCAGCAACGAAATTAACGTTACCGACTTCAGATAAATATTCATAAATCATATGCATGTCATGGGAATATTGGTTCATTCCGACAGCGCAAGGTGTATTCTCAAAAGAGGCATTAAATGCCGCCAATACAGAGCCAAATACCATACGATAAGCCACGTTAGAGATCAAATCTCCAGCGTAGATTATACGAGTTTTCACTTTCAGTATTTTTGAATCAGAAACTAATTCATCTTTCAAATAGGCTATAAATCGACGTTCATGTATACCATCTTTTTCCATCCTCTCAACGTATTCTTCACACATCAATCGGAAATTAGGGTCATACCATAGTTCTCCATTCGGTCCAAATTCAAAAAATTGTCGTTTTCCAGGTTTTGTCGTAGTTTTACATAAAGGATATCCAGCTGATGTTCTTATTTTCATAGAACATAACTTACCAGGAATTCCTTGCAAAGCTTCCTCAAACGTCAATCTTCTTTTTC